ACATTGCCCCTCAAGGATTCGAACCTCGATAAGAGCATCCAAAGTGCTCTGTCTTGCCGTTAGACGAAGGGGCAGTACATACCGCGTAGGAGAATCGAACTCCTATTACCTGAGTGAAAGTCAGGCTTCCTGACCATTAGAAGAACGCGGCATTTCCTACGATTACTTCTTGCTCTTAGGAGCGTCTACCATATACCTGTCGAGGTTGTACCCCACATCGTACCCGACTGCGGCAAGGGACTTACTCCCCATATAATCCTTGATCTTCCATCCCTTATCAAGATGATCCTTCACGCACATCTTGTTATGAATGAAGCTGAATACGATCAATGGAATCCACGACAATGCACCGGCACTGAAAAATCCAATCACAAAAATAACACCGGCGATAATCGCAAAATTCTTCCAATCCTGACGGAACAGGGCGGGGAAACATCCCCAAAACAAGGTTGTCCATGAATATCCCACAGGAATTTGCTTCATTTCTTCAGTCACGGGATTGGTGACGATCAGTTTACCATGTGCCATATAATGCTCCTATAAAGGGAAAAGGTACTACAGAGCGAGTGGAGGGAGTCGAACCCTCGTCATCAGATTGGAAATCTGAGATAATAGCCGTTATATGACACTCGCACTCCATTAATAGTAATTGGGGTGGGTCAGTTTGTCAACCCCCTCATATAACTATCGTATAAGATGACGCACGAAACACTCCGGCGGCTTTTTGAAGTTCCGCAAGTTGTTCATCCTTATTATCGGTTAACGTCATCAAGAGTTGTTCCACATTATGTGCTTCCATCAAACGGGAACTGTAATAATTGACTTGGTTACTTTCTAATACTCCTGCGGTAATAGTTGGGAGAACGGATGCGTAGTGCGCAAGTTCCTGACACGCTCCGTGGGGGACTTCGTTGTTTTTCAACTCCATCACAACCCGATCCAAGGTATCCGCAATGTGGCGGAAGAGTTCTGCAATCTTGTCCACCTGTTCAGTATTATTGAAATTATCTTTCACTGTCTTGGCAGCAACAATCATGCTGAACAGTCCTGTGGCAACTTCCAAAATCGTTGTAATAATCATGTGGGTTCTCTATACCAAAATGTCTAATTCTGTTCCTTTGCATTTTTCGCATGGTGGGGAACAACCCTGTTGAATGTGCCCACACGCCTTACATTTTACTAACATTATGTTCTCCAGCACTATTGTTGTATTGCTACTCGTTCTATTTTGAGATTACCACTGGTTTTCCCGTTGTGTTTATAAACAACTATGGTATACGTTGAGTGTGGTTTCATACGGAACTTGAAGGTTTCCGAAGTTTTTTCGTGTGCCTCAAAGAAGGACATGAACCCGACAAATGAACTATCCGTTGGAGAATAGGTCGTACCTGTGTGATTGACATATACCTCATATACCCCCGATGGTTGATCGTCAAATGCGGTTTCTATGACTAAGGTAACGGTTGATTGATTGGTTACATTTCCCGTGATCGTGACGGCATCGGTAATTTGATCATTGATCTTGAGCGGTGACGTTGGTATATATTCCGTACTCAGTGGTGCTGTAACGTTGACCATCTCGGTTGGGACTTCAGGCGTACGCATTTCTGTATCGTCGTATTTATAATCTAATTGGTATATTATATCAACAATTTGTTCGGGTGTATATTCCACCCGATTCCCGTTCTCATCAAAAAACACATACTCCCACGGATGCGACTTCAATATTTCCAAAGTAACCGCCCGACCATTTGGTGAGTTACTCCACTTCTGCCACAGCCGATCAATCTGTGAATGATGTGTCCAGAACACAGGATCAAATCCTGCAGTGGGTACCCATCCCATCAACCCATCATAACTGTTTCTGTTGAGGATCTTGTTCCAGATATTCTTTTGTGTCGTATCGGGATCAATGTTACCATGTCCGATATAATCGTGCATTGCACCGTGCGGAGCGGCGTTCATATGACTATTGAAATCTTCATACGAAGTGTAACTCATCAGTTTTGTGGTATCTAATGATCTGAGAACTTCTCCATCCAACGGATATCCATTATTCAAACTATCAAATCGTGCTGATTCGTATAATGCAGAAGTCGTATCACGAAATGTCGATTGCAAGGTCAACTGATTATCAGTATATCCCCAATACGGAAGTGCAAATTCCTTTTCTCCGCTGATTTTTCTGACAATTTTCTCAAAGTGCCAGATATACATACGATGCCACACAAGGAAATGAATCTTTTCATGACCTTCCTTGGTATGTGTACATTTGTCCCACTCGGGTAACACATCTGCTTTAGTTTGATATGATGGACACAACGGATTGGTACCGATACTGTCAGGAATCCAGTGCGTTGCCCCCTGATAATACCAACTCAGGGGGTTTGTACAATCCAACTTTTTCATACTATCAATTGCGATGTTCAACGCATACACATCTCGTTGTGCGGCAGGAGAATGTATTTCTTTACGTACATAGGTTGGGCCACCACACGCAGTAAGTACTGCTACACACATCAATATAAACTTGTTCATATCCATCCTTTTCGTTTATGGCTTTCCAGCACGGGGATCACAACTCTTCGGGCGATGTCCCGGTGGAATAGATGGGTCACATGGATTTGGCAAGTATACCGTATCTACTTGACGAATGATCTTGTTAACGAACACCGTGTCTACTTTACCTAAATTAACAACTACGGTATCGTACTTGGTGACGGTTCGCACAACGGTATCAACTTTGGTGACAATCTTGTTGACAACTACGGTATCAACCTTTGTAACAATCTTATTAACTATTACGGTATCTACCTTGGTAACAATCTTGTTGACAACCACGGTATCTATCCGTGGAATGAAGATTGTATCACGTACCTTGACGGTATCAACCCGAATCAATACGGGAACTTGAACGGTGTCGCGTCCCGGTGGGCCAACCACAGTAACATCATCACCACATGATGCGGCAAAAAGAATAACGGTAAATAGTGCAAAAAAACTGAACAACTTTTTCATAACGAACTCCGGTTAAAGTTTGTACTACACGGAAGGGGTGGGATTCGAACCCACGGTAGAGTTGCCTCCACGTTAGTTTAGTAGACTAATGCCTTCAGCCACTCGGCCACCCTTCCAACTACATTAGGACGCCTTCTGTGTTACCGTGGCATAGAGTTGTTCAAACTCTTGATGGGACGCAACCTCATCGGCAAAGTTCTGCTTGTGGTAGGTCTTTGCCAACTTACGGAATACTTTCTTATTAAGATTGAGTTCTTCGCAGATGTCACCGATTACATTCTTTTGTAGATCCCGTTCTGCGGCTACACGGGTCATGGAGGTGCTCATATCCTTGAGCGCAGCTTCCAACTTCAATCGGTCATTCGGGGTGAGTTGCATATAACCATCCTTTTTATTTATATAGACTGTGTTGTATTGGTTTTCCGGTTTCATCAACACACACGAAAACCATTTCATCAATATTGACGATGGTTCGTTGTGTAGTCAAGTCTCGGACTTGTACTTCTAGTGTGATTGAAGTACGTCCGACTTTTTTTAAGGCAACGCCAATTTCAATCACATCACCTTGAAATGCGGGTGCAATAAAATTGATTGCCGAAATACTTTTAGTAACTACTCGCTTATGGCGAGTTTCGGTCATTGCATAAATACCAGCTTCTTCGTCAATCCATTCTAAACAACGACCTCCAAACAATGTATTACCTGCATTGAGATCGCCGGGTTGTACTAACTTTCGTGTTAAAAAACGCATAACCACTCTTTCACGACAATTTCGTAATAAAAAGTAAATAGAATCGTATAAAAACAAATATATTTCAGGGTCAATTCTGAAATATATTGAATGAATGTGTGTTTGTCAAGAGAACCATTCATACCCTGTATTAATATATGTTAGTAGATTTCACTCCACAGCATCGTGCCACCTATATTTGTCGTACTTGTGGTCATGTTCTTGACGCCCAACACATAGATTTCACTATCCGTACTATCGTAGTTTTGTGCAATAAAGTTTTCTTTGTTGGACACGCCGAGTTGTGATTGTACGAGTGGTTGAGCTTGCGTAGGGTTCAATGAATTTGCGCCCACAAATCCAGTGAGGAGAATTTTTCCATCGGTATAGGCAGTTGCACTGGTATTATATTCTATCATTGAATTACTGTCTATTGATGTCCACCCGCTTGCCGTGGTCAACATTGAACCACTTGGTAGTTTGGTCAAAACGTACCGAACGGTTTGTTGATCGGTAAAGACAGAAGTTTGTTGAATTCTCACAAATGCACGATTCGGTAATCCATTAACGGTATTTTTTAACCGAATGGCAAGCACGGGAAGTGTTGATCCACTGGTTAATGATCTAAATGTGTCGTTAGCTACAGAGTAGGCTTTTCCTGCTTCCATATACCCACCTTCACTCATGACGGTGGTACAAATTTGTTCCATACTTGATGACGCAGCTACAGAATTTATGATTTCACACCGAATCGGAAGACTTGGATTTTGCATGTATGCCACATTGCGAACATTAGAGTGGTCAAACACATGTGTAATAATGGTAATACCTGCATGAACAAATCCGCACCGAACACGACCAACTGCCAACCATTGGAAATCAATATAAAAGAGTTGAGTCTTGGTAACATCCAATACAAACTCTCCAGATTGTAAGGTATTGACATTCCAGTTTTCTTGCTTGACGCGAGTTTCTTGTACTGATCCTGTACCGCTCGTTGCTGAACGAATGACCAGTTGTAGACTTCCCGTTGCGTCTTGTTCCAAGAAAATACCGTTATAATCATCAAAATATCCCGTTCGTTTTGTTGATCCGCTTGTTGCGGCACCAAAAACAAAACTGGAGAGTATCAATTGACCTTTGCCGGGCATATAGTGGTGATACATTTTAGATTGATGAATAGCGTAACTACCACTTGTCGTTGCTGATAATATAACGGACGAACGATTGATATTGTTTGTAAGTGTACCACCACTGTTTGTTCTATTAATAAACGAATCTTCGTTCCCGTACACATGCTTGTAATCGCCAAGCGTAAATGGTTCTGATACTCTTGACCGACCAAATGCGTCAACTGTTGCATTCAACGAGCCACTAGCAATTGTACCGGCCGCAGTAGCTTTCATGTAGGCATGTTGATTGTACACATGCACCAGTTCCCACCCTTGTTTTCCAACTTCGTTTAAGAAGTTGTCACTTTCCGGCGTTACCCAATCTGGTATTTTGACTATCTTGTGTTGGGACATGGTTATATCCGGTGGGAGGTGTGAAGACCTTCACAGATTGGTCAGTATATAAATATCTCGTACATAAACAAAAACCCCCACGAAGTGAGGGTTTTTCAATCATTTATATTGTTAAATGATATTACTTTAATAGTGCGTGATATTCTTTGAAGTGTTTAATCCGATCAGGAAGGCCGATGGTTCCCCCATTCACTTTTTTGGTGATTGCGGTTACTTCGGCGTCAGCTGCACCCTTATCTGCCAAAGCGTTCAACCCACGGGAATTCCAGAACCATGCCGCAGAAAGAAGTGGATATTTCGTTGCGACCAAATCAGGAGTTTCTATAATGTTTTCGGCAACGACCTTATCAAACGCAGCATAGTTGTCTTTACCTGTAAGTTGGATGTATCCCCGACCACGATACTTGAATCCGTCTCCAGATGCTTCTGGCCCATTTCCCATCCGACCACCATAAACCAAGTTGGCAATCTTTTCGGGTTTCCGTTCGTATTCTTTTGCCTTTGCTTCGGTAGGGAAATATTTTTTGAAAATTCCCATCAGTCCTTTTGCCCCATAATTCAAGTTTTCGTTGACGGCCTTGAATCCCCCACTTTCATGTCCACATTGGGCAAGGAAATGTGCGAGACGAAGTGGTGTGTTGATTTGAAACTTTTCCATGACACCGGGGATTTGTCCGATAACTGTATCAGGAACGTGTCCCTTAAGTTTTTGAATATCCATACATTAACTCCTAGAGTTCAATCCCACAGTGTGGACATGTGGTTGGAGTAGATGTTGGTGTGTCGGTGACTTCGTTTTCTGCCCGAACCTTAGCCGCTGGAGAAAACTTTTCCAATCCAGCAATCCCGAACGATCCCAAGGTAATCAATACAAACGAATTATAAACAAATTCGTGAATGTCGAGGGGAAGACCAATCATCCCCGTGATCAAATCAAGGATCGCTGTAAGTGTCATGACCGTAAACGACAAGAAACCAATAATTGTCTTTTCATTCCAATCATTTCCATCTTTGAAAATTTCAGCTAACTTATTCCACATAATCGTCTCCATTAACGGCGGTTGAGTTTTTCTTCTAAAACCGTTATGCGTTTATCAAGCTCCGCACGAGCCATTGCTGCTTCCATCCGTAATTCAGACCGACTTGCTGCTGCATCGGCACGAATCTGTTCCATTGCGATAGTAGTTCCGTCCGGTGGGATAGGTTTGTTTTCTGCGGACACCACTACGGCAATTCTGTTTTCCATGATGGCGATTCTATTTTCCATGTCATTAAGTGCGAGGAGAAGATAAGCTACGCAGGACAATAAAATAGGAATGGCAGCAAAAATAATTTTCTCAATCAATTCACCTTTGGTATTAGATACTTCTTCATCTGACATAACGAACTCCGGTTAAATAACAAAAAGGTTCCGTGCCGTATGACACAGAACCTTTAAGCCTATTGTGAAAACTGTTGATTAGTATTTGATATTGTCCATCTGTTTGACTTTTTGTTCGATGCGAAACATTTGGTTACGGGTCAAGACCATCAGTCGTTTGATTTCTTCAAGATCTGCTTTCATAGAATCATCGACTGCTCGTTGTGCTGCATGGATAGAATCTACTTCCGCCGCACGACGAACTTGTTCTAATTGTGCTTGATGACTCTTTTCTTGATACATCATGACCCCATACACCAATACTGCTGCTACAGCGGTCATTCCAACGATACTCTTGATAACACGTTTGACCGTCTTAATATTAGATTGCGGAATGAACATAACGATACTCCTTACTTAGACTTTTTGTTTTTGACGCAATGGCATTCTTCTTCAACTTCTTCTACAATAGGTTCTACTGCTACATCTTCCTTGTCCTTCGTTCCTGTAATTCCTGACAACATAGTGATCAACGCCATTGATGCGGTGGAGACTAAACCAATCACTGCAGGAAGTGATGAGGGTTCAAGAAAGTAACTTGACACAACACCGACGATAACTAATAACACAATCCACGGAATCGCACTCTTCCCAATATACTTACTTGCGACTTCCTTTGCAGACGATTGGGATTCAAACTTTTTCAATTCTGCTTCCAGCTTCCGTAACTCTATTTCTGCCAATAACTCGGTTTTTTTCAATTCGATGTCAGCCATAACCTTGGTGTGTCGTACATCTTGGTCAGTCATAGAATCTCTCATGTAAATAGGAAATAAAAAGACAGATCTCGTGATTTACGAAACCTGTCTGAACTTATATATATCATTTTTGATTCATTTTCAGTCGGTTCATGGAAAATCTTCACCTTTATAGTCGGGGTGGTTTCGTTCCATATAGTCAATCCGATACGCGAGATACGATGCGATGGGAACGACCAACGCAAGAACTAATAACATAATATAAATCATGATTCCTCCTTTGTAATGCACCCACTAAGATTTGAACTTAGAACCTGTCGCTTAAGAGGCGATTGCTCTGCCGTTGAGCTATGGGTGCCCATAGTCCCTGTTGGAGTTGAACCAACGACCTTGCGCTTATCAGGCGCACGCTCTTACCAACTGAGCTAAGGGACTGTCATGGGAGCAGAAGGACTCGAACCTCCGAAGCCGTGAGGCGGCAGGTTTACAGCCTGCAGCAATTGCCACTATGCGATACTCCCTTTACGTGTCCATACATAATCTAATATAAAATACCAGACACCATTAATCAAGGGTTCAATCAATGCGTCTACCGCAGCAAGACCCCACGGTGCGCCGGTAATCATGGTATTAGAAGTCATCGCAATCAAGATGTGTCCGATGGTGTAAATAATAGTTCTACCCAATGATCCCATTTGAATGATTTTTTGTAATACCCGAAAAATACCATCTGTGATTTCTGTGATCATAGTTTCTCCACGTGACAGGAGCCGGATTTGAACCGGCGACCCCGGCATTATGAGTGCCGTGCTCTCACCAGCTGAGCTATCCTGCCGTAACTGTTATACTAGTTTCCAATCCACATTATCTTCATCAATATACGCTTCATGTTCCATTTGAATATTTTGTTTCTTGAACTTCGCACGAATTGCTTGATTCATATACACAAACAAATATTTCCATCCCAATTGTCGTGCTTGATACACATGAACTGCTTCATGTCCAACCAAATAGGGGTTTCGTCGTAATGCGTCCCCGATGGTTCGTTTAATACGTACTGTACGTTTGGATAATGTAATTCCACCAATTCCACGAAATAACCATAACCACCATACACCATCTTTGAGATTAAACTGAAATGTTTCTCCAAGATATGTTGCTTCCACACGCCATCTTGCCATAGTGTTCTCCGGTTATTCGTGTGCAACATCCAACTGAATAAATTCAAGGTCAATGTTAGAGTACCCACACGATTTGAGTTCTGCTTGAATCAGGTCAGACGCAAGAGGAACCATAATTTTTTCTAAATTTGTCACCAATGTTTCTTCATGTTGTTCACAAATATTCAACTGTTGATCGGTTTTAGTCAGGTTCTCTGCCCATGCCGCTAGTGGCCACACGACACAGTGTAACATTTCGTGAATGGCCGTGGCAACAATTTCGTTATAGTTCAATCCCTTCAGATCATTGAGATTGATACGAATGACGGCTTCTTTGTATTCAGGAGACGCCTCACAATCAGCGGTATCTTTCATACGAGTGGAATATCGTACGATGAGCTTCCAGTCTTGAAGGCCAAGAACGGGTTGCATGATCTGAATCGTTTTTGCAAACAACACTTTCTTGGTAATTCGTTTCTTCCTCGGCATCTTTCTCTCCTGATTGGTGTATAGTGCGCTCGGAGGGACTCGAACCCCCACTCCAAAGGAACTGCATCCTAAGTGCAGCGCGGCTGCCATTACGCCACGAGCGCATACTATTAATCCTGTAATTCGTTTTCGTTTTCTAACAACTGCCGAATCTTAAACTGAATGTGTTCAGGGCAGTCTTGGTAGATTTCCATCATTGCCAACTCAAATCGCCACGCCCGTACAAATAATTGTTTATTATAATTATGTATTTTGCGTACATGGCGGTATATAATAAATAGGGAACCCACAAGTCCTATGATCGCCGAAATTAACAAAGAATTAATCATCGTATAAATCCTTGGTTTTGAGGACATCACCTTAATACTAACCTAATCCAATTCAAATGTCAAGTCTTGCCCGATAATTATCTAAAAAACGGTATTTAAGTTAGTAGGGTTGACTTTTTGTGGATTGGTGGGTAATATATATGGACAACTCTTTTGAGGAGCGTACATGAGTATTTTGTTAGTTGGTGATTTGCACGGTGATACACGAGCATTTGAGATTGCGTATCAACGAGCAGCAACCGAAAGCGCATCTGCGATTATTCAGGTAGGTGACTTTGGATTGTTTCCAGAAAACCAAAATCAGTTCCGTGAGATTACCAGACAATACGAGATTCCGTTTTATTTTATTGACGGAAATCATGATGATTTAGATCGGTGGTCACTATATACTACTATTACCCCCGTGTTCCGTGGGTTGACTTTATATTATGTACCCCGTGGGAGCACACTCACACTTGAGGGTAGATCGTTTTTGTGCATCGGTGGTGCCGCCAGTATTGATAAAGAAATCCGTCTTCGGAACGGATGGCACTGGACACCGAAGGAGAACATCAGTGATGAGTTGGTGGAACAGGTCTTGAAGAATCCACCAACAAACATTGAAGCAATGATTACTCATGCACCACCACTTTCTATTGCTGACAGGTATTTTGACAGTATTGAAAAAATCAAGTTTGGTGTGGGATTAGATTGGTTTGATCCCAGCATGAAACGGATTGAACATATTTGGAAATCGTTGGGGAATCCACGACTGTATTGTGGACACATGCATCGGGTTCTTGACGAAAACAATTGTAGGATACTAGATATTAATGAATGCCTTTTAATTTAGGAGAACTGTATGGCACGTGATTTGGATGCGTATGTTGTATATGTGAAGTTAACCGTTGTGGGCGAAAACCCAAATGACGCACTAGAGTACGCAACAAGTGCAGTAGACAACTCTGATTTATTGGAGCAGGATGGCGTCATCGGTATTGAGGTCGTTGACGATATTGACACCATTGAACTTTCAGATGAGGAGGATGAGTATGGTTACGACGATGAAACAGTGGATGACGACAAATATTAAACGTATTGTATATGCAGGTACGTCATTAGTAGTATTGTTTTTATTGTATCAAGTCACGACTCGTATCGCAACACGGATTGATCATTATCGTGAGTCAAAATCGTATACGGTGTGCCCGGCGTTACTGAGTATCACACGATCTGCTCGTGATACCCTAATCGTGATGAAGGCAGAACCCTTGTGTAACAAGTTTGTGTTGGATAGTTTGAGGTAGAGGGTACTATTTATATTCGTAGAACCCTTCTACGGAGGACAACACATGGCCAAACACCATTGTAGCCCATTATATGCAGCAGGAATATTTATATTGGGTGGAATAGTAGGATTGTTATCATGTAGTGACGGTGATATGGTACATCACTTAACATCGGTTGTCGTCGCAGCAGGATTTTTATACATTACACTTGCGGTTCCCAAGAAAGTTACAAAAAAACAATAAGGTTTTGTTGTTATATTCACCTTATTGCTTGAGAACTACAACATGCTTTCTACTGAAACAAGCATATTTCAAGAAATTAGTTCCACGCAAATAGCTGCGATTTCAGGATTGACTATTGGTGTTGGTCTTCGCATCATTGAAAAAGTTCTGAACAAGGGGAAGGAAAACCTTGAGGAACATATTACCTTACGAAAAGAACTTCGTGAGGAACTTGATGCGGTCAAAGAAGAACTTTATCGGTTACGTAGTGAAGTGGATGAATGGCGTCAAAAGTATTATGACCAAGTTGGAATTACGAATCATCTCAGTATGCAGATTGAAAAGTTAACCAACGAACTTGATACGTATAAACGGATTTCGGGCATTCATCACGAAGAACAACGACCGGATTTACAGCACAATGGTTGGTTTCCACTTACGCCAGAAGAATAACATGGTCGTGTATACCGTCACGGTACTTGATGTGATGGGCGATCCCGTGTTAGGATCTCGGCGAACCCCAGCCATCTTTACCACCGCCGAAGGTGCGTTTACCGCAGTCTTGAATAATGAGGGAGATCTCGCAGATCATAACCTCTATCAATATGCGGTCATTGAAAAAACACAATTAAATGAAATCCGTCCACAATTATATACAGATACCACAAAATGGTGGTTTAAATACAATACCGTGACGGAAGAATTTGAACCATGTAGTGCCTCCGTAGTCCCTCCACGAATTGCACGATTAACTGGCTTTGGGATTGGATGACCCTTGACAATGTGTAATTCATTGATTATACTCTAATCATCCAACAACAGTAGGTTATTATATGACAATTGTAGATGTAGTACTCATTGTGATCGGCGTTCTGAATATCATGTTTATGACATTCATGATGTCGTTGATCAAAGATGTAGTATCAATTAAACTGTTGATTACTCAGTTGCACACCGCAACTTCTACCCTTGCTTCACGATCTATCAATCAAGAACTCATGATCAATAAACTTGGTCAGGGATTTTCGGAGTTTGTCAATTTGGCAACATCAATGATTGATAAGGTTGAAATGGCGGTCATGGGTGGTGGGAGTATGTTGGGTGGTGGGAGAATTTATCGTACCACCGATGGGAAGTTTACTGCAACCTCCCTTGATGAATTGATGAATAAGATTAAGAATTCCGGCAAGGAGGAGGATTATACACCTCTGACGCAGGATGACATGGACAAGTTACGAAACTTGTTTGAGCAGTCCGATGAGGACGAAGATGAGGACAACTATGATACTCAACGATAAAAAGTTGAAAGCATTAGTGAAGAAGATTCAAAAAGAAGCAGGGACAACTCCTACTTCCAACAAGAAAACAACCTATGTGGACGAGACAATTGCCCACAAGCAGAATGAAGAAGGAAGTGAAGTATTTCAGGAAATGAAGAAATTACCATACGCCTGATACTTACTCTAGCATAGTCAATCGCGCGGTTGACGTTTAATACAAGTTATTTGAACGTACTCTCAAGTACGGTAAAATACGTGTGTCTATACAAAAACTCTTATAAAAGAAAAAGAAGCAAAAAGAAAAGGAAAACGTTATGACGTTAGAAACGTTTGGTAATGGATGGCGTAAAGAGTTTGAACATCGTTTAGAGAGTTTAAAAAGAGTATTTCCAGAAGTACGTATAGAACGTATTGAACGTTATGCCGCGATGCTACGTATTAAACTTATTGCCCCCGATCCTGATATTCAATATATTTGTGATTGTGTGACCTACAGAATTGAACGGGAATCGGTACGAAAGTGCGAAGACTGCGGCAAGAATGGTATTCGTCGCACAGGTGATTTGAGACTACCTACTCCAAAATGTCTCTGTTTCGAGTGTTACGCATTAACCATTGATAAGATCGTAACACCCCAGCTTTAAAGAGGTTTTATGTTTTACGATAAGGATGATGTACAGCCCGCCGTTAACGCCGCTATCGAACTCTTCGGTAGGCAGGCACAATACCAACCTTCACCCTTCATGTACCTCGCTATTGAGACACCCAAGTATGGGACGATTTGGTATGGTGATGTACAGATGGACGTAACCACCGTCAAGGAACGTTGTGGAGAACTTTCCAAGAAGATTAACGAACCCGTCTCTGCGTTAGATCTTGGTACAGGATATATGGTATTTAACACTACCCCTTGACAAATCTCCCCCAATGTATTATCATTATAGTGTTCGGATGTGCGAGGGCATCCGACACTAACCTATCACCCCCCGCAAGTTAACTTAACAAAGAGGTTATGTATGACAAAGAAGAATTCCACCAACCGTTTCGCCAACAACAAGTACTACTCCGACACGGAGTTTGATCGTACCGCTGGTCGGATGCGGTCATGGCTGAGCGGTCTGGCTCGGCGCCGGTCAACTGGCACCGTCACCGCTGATGACGTTCACACGTATCTTGACCGCGAGGGTGTCCAGCCCCAGCAGGTTCGGACTCGGCTGAGCTTCATCAACTCCGTTCTTCGGGAGCCCAACTTCGAGTACGCCGGCGAGACTCCTTCGAGTCGCCCAGCCGCTCGTGGTCGGATGATCACCGAGTGGACGATTGCGTAATCTGAACGTTTTCTAAACAATCAGAATACGTATACAGATAGAAATGGGGACTCACCTCCCCATTTCTATTTTGTATTTCTTCAACCCCGAATGTACTATGATCACCAGAGAACAATTAGAACAAGAAGTGCAACGATTACGACATGAACTCTCCGTCACCATTCCACAGGAAATTAAGAACGCTGTGGAATTAGGTGATTTGCGGGAAAATTCGGAATATTCTGCGGCACTGGAAAAGCAACACTTTGTGGGCGTCCGTCTTGAACAGATGATGCAACGTCTCCGTGCGTATCATGATACCGATACGTCCCGTATTCCACGGGATCGGGTTGGCATTGGATCAGTCGCTAAAGTCCGTAACATGAATACGGGAAACATTGAATATTTCCGCATTGTGATGCATGACATTGCCGATGACGAAGACGGAAAGATTCAAGAAGTCACCATGAACTCTCCGATTGGAAAAACCTTGATGAATACACAAGTCAAGGATGAGGTAACGGCGTACCTTCCCTCAGAAAAGATCAGTTATCGGATATTACAGATTACCACAATCCACGACCAATAAAGGGACTTGACTTTCAAGACCCATATATTTATATTTAAGGACACTCCACAGGAGTTTGGTTATGAAAGAAACCACAAGTAATTACCGTATGGTGGACATTGGCCCCACCACGATATTGTTTCTGTCAGTCCTGTTACTGGCAACGTTGAAAATATTGGGTCATATCGGATTGTCGTGGTATATGATTTTGTCACCCGTCATTGTGGTTGTAGTCGGATCGGCATTGATCATATTTTATACGTTGGTCAAGATGTTGAAAAATTATTTTTTTAATTGAAGTAATATCACGGGCGCGCCCGGTTTCGACAGGGAACAAAAAGTAGTATGTTGCGTGTAGGGATTGACACTATCCCTTATTAGTGTTAAATTATAATACTCGGCAACCAACAACTTGCCCTAGCCGCGTAATCGCGCTAGTCTCACTACAAGACCCTTACGACTTGTAACTGAGATCGCTAGTAAGGTATGGGTATTCGGAGGGTTACGAACGGATACCGGCGTTAGTAACTAGGTTGGATTAAGTTGGTTATCATATCTTAAAACAACTGAAACAGGAAACGATAACTACACACGTAGATACATCTGTAAGTATGTTGCTCTGGACGAGGGTTCGACTCCCTCCGCGTCCACTTTACCCTTTCAAGGACAGGTTATGATTAATCTGATTTCAGCAATCTATGATCACGCAGTAGAACAGATGGAGACTATTGATGAAACCATTGCGGAACTTAATCAAAAGATTGCTGCCCTCCAACGAGAACGAGACACCCTCGACCACCTCTACCGAATTGCAGCAGGTTATCGGGAATCAAATAGACCATCTACTGTATCAGGAATTGTTACAGGAGATACAGTCAACAACGTCCCTCGACCAACTACTGTCCAAACTCCCTATATTAGTCAAAATGGAGCGCAATATCAGACGCGGGAATTCACGGAATTTACTCTCCCAACTCCGGCTATTGCAGTTGTTGAAGATCAAGGTGTACAATCATCTCGTCACGTTACTTCCATCTTCTAAGTGAGGATCTATGCGGAAACGTCAAATCAAGACACTTTCAAAAGCACAGGCAGAAGCAGTTCGTGGATCACAGTACCTTGGATGTGACAAGTGTGGTGACGATGTGTTGGTAGGAACGGATGTCGGAACGGTGATTTGTGATCGGTGCGTACAGACGATGGTACCGGCACCTGAACTTCCTGTTGCAAAACCCAAGTCCGACAAGCCTCGTGGGTGGCATTTTAAGAAGTACTTTGAACATGAGGGTGTTGTGTATTCAATGGGTGAAGTGGTTACGGACAAGTCTCTTATCGTCCAACTCAAAAAGGATCAGAAGGTTGAGAAGAAGGTTGTCAGTAAGACCAAACCGAAAGCCGCTAAACGAGGGCGAAAGAATGCTCGTACTACCAAATAAATCCGCAAAAGTTTGGACAAAGTTTCTCAAGGAAAACAAAGTCCTTGTCTACAAATATATTTTTCGGGAAATCAAAAAGGGTATTCAACACAATGAAGATCTTGTGAACCTCTTTGAGTTTGAGGGAACCGATATCTCCGCATGGATACCCAAAAAGAATTATCTAACCACCCTTCAAGAAGCATTACGGGTGTTTGTTAAAGCAGAAGAATATGAATATGCAGGTAAAGTCACTGAACTGATTAATACCTATTATATAGACCAATTACTAAACGATACGACACAGGAGTAGTTATGGAGTTTGAAACAACACGGTGCGTTGTTCTCAATGCTTCCTACGAACCATTGTCGGTAGTCCCATCAAAACGAGCGTTGTTGTTAGTATTGGAGGGAAAGGCAACTGTTGTTGAAGAACACCCCTTTCTCGTTGTGCGATCCGTCAAACAAGCGTTTAAAGTACCGATCATGGTTGCGTTGAAAGTATTTGTCCACGGACGCAAAGTCTTCCATACGAGGGCCGCATTGACGCAGCGGAACCTCTTCATTCGAGATAATCATAGTTGTCAATATTGTGGCCGTCACAAATCGGCTTTCCGTAGTCACGAATTTTTGACACGAGATCATGTCATTCCTGAATGTCGTGGTGGAAAAACGTCATGGGATAATCTAGTGACTGCCTGTTCTACGTGTAACAATAAGAAAGCAGACTATCATCTTCATCAAGTGAACATGAAACTCTTGAAAGAGCCGTTTGCACCGACACTTTTTGAACTCTGGATGAAACACGCACAACGACGATCAGCGCATCACGAACACTAACAAAAGGTTATATATGTTTGACATGGAGCAAGTTGAAGAAAAGATTCAACAGGATTATGCAAAATTAATGGAGTATATTGAAGCAGACTCGCGTGCTGCGCAACTCAAACCAATGTATGAATTGCTTCAAGACGAATTGATGATCGCACCCGCCTCAGGTAAAAAGTATTATCACAATGCATTCCCTGGCGGATATCTCGATCACGTACTTCGTGTAACAGAAGCAGCGTTAAAGATTGCTGCATTGTATAAGCAAATGGAAGGCAATATTAGTTTTACTAAACAAGAATTGATTTTTGCTGCCCTTCATCACGATCTCGGTAAGTTGGGTGATCCCGACGAGGGTGCATTTTACTTGGAACATGACTCCGATTGGCATCGGAAACGTGGTGAAATTTACCGACACAATGAACATATTCAATATATGAAACCACCTGAACGTGGTCTTTACTTGTTACAAAAGTATGGTATTACGATTACACAAAATGAGTGGTTAGGTATTAAATTATCGGATGGAATGTATGACGAAGGTGCAAAGGGATATTTTACAAATTATATGCCGTATGCAATGAAAACTAATTTACCATACATTATTCATTGGGCTGATCACATTGCATGTCGTGTTGAAAATGATAAGACACGGTTTACAATGTAACATTTTTCTTGTAAAAACGTATATTTATTATAAGGGATGTCCTACGGGAGTCCCTACCAACGTCACTCATGGTGAGGACGTTATAACACAATAAGGAGAAATCTTATGACTCGTAAATGGGTAGCGCACTCTGTGCCAGCAACGGTTCTATCAAAGGAGTATGAATTTAACAAGGACAATTGGATTACGTCATTTGACAAAATCTTTGATGACGCGTTCCGTGGGAGTTTC